TAGCATTAACACCTTTAGAGTATAGCAAATTAAGCTCAGTTGAGCGAGTACAGTATTCAATTAATAACAGAAATTAAAAAAAGATTATGGCAGATTCGTTAACTAAAGTATATGTTGGTCAAGAGGCAGCAGGCTTTATTTCAGCATCACTATTAAGTGGTGAAACATTAGCAAAAGGAAACATTACATTATTACCTAATGTGGCATTCAAAGTAAATCTAAAGTCTTTTGACTTATCGGCTTCTTCGGTTGTTGATGCAACTTGTGACTTTACTGATGCAGGTGATATTACTTACATTGAGAAGTCTTTAGCTCCTGACAATTTCGGACTAAATAAGCAGATGTGTAAAAAAGACTGGCTTAGTACTTATGCAGGTGCTTCAATGAGAGTTGGAACTGATGGTACTTTACCTGCTAACTTTCAAGAGTATATTATCGGTCACGCAGGGGCGTTAGTTGGTCAAGAGAATGAGAAATCAATTTGGGCAGGTGCAACAGGTAACTCTGGTGAGTTTGATGGTTTCGAAGTTTTAGCAGCAGCAGATTCTACTGTTGTTGATGTAACAGGAACTACTTTATCAGCTTCAAATATTGTTGCAGAATTAGGAAAAGTGAGAGATGCAATATTAGACGCTAATTATGGACAAGAAGATTTAGGTATCTATATCGGAACGGCTGCAATGAAATTCTATATTTCTGCACAAGCTGCTTTAGGTTACCAAGACCAATTCCATGTTGGAGTTTCGGAAGCTAATTTTGAAGGTACTAAATTGATTCTATGTCCGGGAATGTCTGCTAACAAAATGATTGCAGCGCGTAAGTCTAACTTGTTCTTTGCAACTGATTTAGTGAATAACTTAACAGAGGTTAAAGTTATTGATATGACTGAGAATGATGGTTCAGATAACGTAAGATTGGTGATGAAGTGGAATGCAGGTGTAGGTTTTGCAACTGGTTCAGATGTTGTTTTATACGCATAATTAACAATATAGAGGGGGTTTAATTACTCCCTCTTATTTAAAAAATAAAAATATATGCCTAGTTTAATAGCAAATGGGAGAGCTTTAGAAGCTCGAGATAGTATAGGAGGTATCAGGAACATATACTTTGTGAATAACAATGTAATGGGTGCTTACACGATAGATGCTGATGGTGAATTAGATAGCTTGGGGGCTACGAGTTCAGCTTATAAGTACGATCTTAATCCTCAGTCTTCTGATTTTGATGAAGCAATTACAGTATCCGAAGAGAATGGTACAGTATTCTACGAGCAAACGATAAATTTAGCTTTGCCTAATTTGTCTAAGGATGCGTTGAAGAATCTTAAATTACTTGCACAAGGTAGATTCCAAATATTTGTTGAAGATAATAATATTAATGAGACAACAGGCTTTGGTGACTTATACCTTGCAGGTGCTTATAATGGTATGACTATAACAGGTGGTAACGTTGGAAGGGGAAAAGCGTTCGGTGATATGAGCGGTTACAATTTAACTTTAGTAGGACGAGAGCAAAGGGCAGCAATGTCAGTAGCACCTTCTGGAGTTGTAGCAGATGGTATTTTCGGAGGTCTATTAACTGAAGCGAATAGACCTACAATAGTAACTTCGTAAATAATAATACTTTAATATAAAGCCCCTGCATGAGTAGGGGCTTTTTTTGTTAAAAAGAAAAACAAAACAAGTTTATTTATATTTATATAAAAGAAACATATATTATGCCAACAAATTTAGTAGTACGACAAGGAACAACAGGAGTAGTAGTTACGCCTAGCGATTCAACAGATATAACAGGTTCTAATGCGAATACACCTGCAACCTTATTTGTAGGGGTTGGAGGGAATATTGATGTTGTTACTCTTGGCGGTTCAAGGCTCTTGTTAAAAAATATTGCAGATGGATCATTTTTACCAATTCAGGTAGAGAGAGTTAACGCAACGAATACAACTGCAACGGACATAGTAGCTATATTTTAGTATGCTTAATATCATACAGAATACAATAGGTGCTTTAGCTAGAAGGTTAGGCATCGTAACAAAGAACCTCCAAATGTGGCTTGGCTTTACTAAGGCTGATGTCGTAGGAGGTGAACAGTTAGTATTAGACGAATCGACCAACACGAACAACGCTAAATTGTTTACAGGTAAGGCTTTGAGTTTTGATGGGGTTAATGATAAGGTTGACTTTACAAGCGTAAGTCTTAGTAGTGAATTTACAATTGCTGTTTGGTTTAAAGTAGGCTCAGGTGTAGAGAATTGGATTGGTAATAATGCTGATGGAATATCTAATTCTTATTTTAACGGAGGTAATTCGTTAAAATTCAAGATTAATTACTCAAGTGCGACATTTTCATTCCCATCATTCACAGACACCTATTCTCGATTAGTAGTAACTAGAGATTCTAGTAATAACGTAAGAGCGTATGTTAATGGTACAGAATCTACATCAGGTTCATTTGTAAAGTCTGGCGTGTTTAAGTTTGATACACTAGGCAGAGAACGCACTAGTTATGGTGATGTTATACTATCCGACTTTCAATATTATATTTCTAAATGGACTTCGGACGATGTAACTTACGACTATGCAAATCCAAATAAGCTAGCCTTTAATAACTCAGCATCAAGTATTTCTGTATCTAATTTAAAAGGTTACTACGCTTTAAGTGAGGGTAGCGGTTCGATTGCTTACGATAGTTCAGGAGAAGGTAATAACGGAACTATTAACGGAGCTACATACGACGATAAACAACATACTATCCCTCAATTGGGAATGATGGATTGGGCAAAGAGTACACCAGTTTCTACAGATGTCACTTTAATAGAAGCACCTAACGACTTAGGCAAAGACATTCTAGGTAACGCTTTAAGATTAAGAGATGGTGGATTTAATATGGATGGGAGTGGATATAGTGAGGTGGCTAGTAATAGTTCGTTAACGAATATTACAGGCGGAACTATTCAATTCTGGTTAAAGACTTCTGATACTAAGTTTAGCGTTCTTAATGGGCAGTCAAGTTCTGAGTTTATAGGTAAAACAGACAATGGTGTTTGGAGTTTTGGAAACGCAGGAACTATTACATCTTATATAGGTAGTGATACGGCAAGTACGCAACCACTATATAATGACGCTTGGAACTTCTATACATTCACAGGAGTAAATCTTAGTACTTGGAATGAATTTTACACATCTAATTTGGCAGGATTCGATATAGATGGAATTATAGATGAGGTGTTAATATATTCAAGTGTATTATCAGCAAAAGAAATAAAAAACAACTACAAAATCGGATTATCTAAACATTCATAATCATGAAAGGAAATATATTTATCTGCCTTAATGAGGCAACGTACAAAGGTTTAATTCCTGCTAAATTAGAAGGCAAATATGCTCGTAAGGTTTACGATATAGATAATGATTTAGTTGAGGTGTTACCTACAACATTCGAAGAGGTAGCTTCTGATAACAGAATTAAATTTGGTAGCGTTATTCAGTTTAAAATAGGTACTAGAAAGTACTTCGTTATTGAACTAGATTGCTCTTGGTTAGGTGGTGAAGTTTCCACCTTGTTAGACTTAGGTTCAAAATTGAACTATCCTAACAATTGTCTTATGACAAATTCGGAGGCTATGGAATTAATTAGAGATAACACAGATGATTAAGATTGATAGGTTAAGAGATGTGTATTTAATTACTGCAACTGAGAACGGAGAGATTAAACTACAAACTCAAAGGAGCGATTATAAGACTGCTAAAGCTTACGCAAAGGCTCTAGGTAAGAAACATAAATCAAAGGTAAAAGACAATGTTAAAACTGAAAACAGGAGCTTATAATATATCTTACTTATCGTTGTTTGAGAATTCAACTAATGCTATTGATAATTACTATCTTTTAGTGTTTACGAATTTACAAACTAGAGTAAGTGAGGGACGAGTCGCTCAAAAATATATAGTAAATGAGCGAGCAGTTGCATTGAATTTCTATGTGAATTTAGCGATTATTCATCCACACTTTACAATGCAGGAAAACAGCTTCTTTAAATATGACGTATATGAACAGACTAGTTCGACTAATACAGATATTACCGATGCTAGTGTACTTGGCTTACGTGAGACTGGGAAAGCGTGGGTAAATGGCACTAGTGAAGTGGTTTACGTTAAAGAACCCGAAGCAAATAATACTAATTCAGTATATTTAAAAACATGAGTTTTAAAGTAATTAATTTTGAATCCATTAATACACCTAAAGCAGTTGAAAATCCTGCTAAGGAATGGGTTGCATACGGAGAAGATAATGACTACTTCACTTACTTAATTGATAGGTGTAATGGTTCAGCGGTTTCGAATGCTATTATAACAAGTGTAAGCGATCAAATATATGGCGAGG